TGTTGATTCTAATACTCAAATTACTTTAGTTGCTAATGCTGCAGTTGCTGTAACTGCAGGTGCGTATAATATTGTATCTACTGGTATTACAACTAAAAATTCCCCATTAACTAATGCTGAAATTGATGCTAACTTTATTAACATCAATAATTCAGTTGTTGCTGGTGCAAACTCTTCTACAAACAACGTAGCAAATACTTTAGTAAAACGTGATTCTTCTGGTGGTTTTTCAGCTGGAGCAGTAAACGTTACTTCAGTAACAACAAGTGGTGTAACATATCCAACTACTAATGCGACACAAGCGCAAATGGAAGCTGGTACTGATACAACTACTCGCTACATGACACCTCAGAATATTCAACAAGCTATTAACGTATTAGCACTACAATCAATTGGTGCTACTACTAAAGATATGACTGGTTTTGAAACTATTGCTGGTTCTACTTTAGCATATGTTGACGCAACTCGTGTATTTACTCTTGGCACATCCACATCATATAACGTTTGGTATCGTGGTACAAAAACTACAATCTCTACTAATAAAACTATAACCTTATCAAATTCAGCAGGTTTGCATATCATTGCTCTAAACCCATCAACTATGAATTTAGTTGAAGTTACTAACGATGATACAATGTTTACTGATACAATTTTAGTTGCATCAATTTATTTGAATACTGGAGCAACTAAAGGTATTATTGTCGGAGACGAGCGTCATGCTGCATCTAGAGATACAGATGCTCACAAAATGATGCACAATAATGTTGGTGCTATCTGGAGATCTGGTGGTGCATTAACTTATACTCTTAATAATGATTCAGCAACAACATTAAGTTTTGCTTCCCCTATCCTATTACAAGATGAAGATTTAGTACATACTATCTCTCACAACCCTACTCCTTCTGGTTATCTACAACAAATTTTAACTGGCACTGCTCAGCTTCCGACTCTTTATATGAACGGAACAACATATGACCAGACATCATTATCTACAACCCCATGGGTTGCTGGTACTGTTACTGCTCGTATCAATTCAATTTCTAGTGGCAGCGGTTCTCTAGCAGATGCTGGTGAAGGTAAATATTTAAACTATTGGATTGTTGCAACGCACGACGTTGTTTCTCCAATTAAAGCAATCATGGGTCGTGTTGCATACACAACTCAAAGCGAAGCATACGCTGAACAATGGACATCTTACGATTTACCATTCCCAGAAATTGCTCCTATGTATCAAGTTACTTTATTAACATCATCTACATATGCTGGTAATAAAGTAAGAATTGTAAACGTAAGAACTCTACCAGACAGAGTTGGCTCTAATACTAAAACTCTTGGTGTTCTTGCGCACAGTCAGATGGCTGCATTAACAACTTCTGATGATCATACACAATATGTGCATATTTCTAATGCAAGAACAGTTTCTGCCGCAAATACTTATAGTGGAAATAACACATTCCAAGGTACACAAACGTTTGCGACAATTCTAGTTAATACTGGGGTTGGATCAAGTTTAATTCCAACATCAGCCTCTGCATACGACCTTGGTTCTACAGGTGCTGCATGGCGTCACGTTTATACTTCTGACTTACATTTATCTAATGAACAACATGAATCTGGTAACGTTGTAGACGGAACACGTGGTAATTGGACTGTTCAAGAAGGTGAGGAAATCCTTTACCTTATTAATAATAAAAATGGGAAACGTTACAAGTTTAAACTAGAGGAAGTATAATGGCATATTACGTTTCAAATGTCTTAGTAAAAGAAGTTCCAGCTACACCAGATGCATCACGTGGTGCATTTTTGATGTCAACAGGAACTTCTGGTACTGGTTATGGTTGGGCATATATTGGTGGATCAACAACTGGTATCGCTATTGATAACAGTGCTTGGAGATATCGTTCAATCTACACTCATGGTTATATTGCTTGTGGATACAAAGGTTCAAACCCATGGCGTTCTGTTAATAAAACTTGGCACCCAACTGACACTACATTCTATTGTGGTGAACAGATTATGAATACTCAGTCATATACAAATGGTACATGGTCTGACTATAATGGTTATATTGTTGCTAACGGTGGTATGTCTGCTTCTGGTTCAGTTGTTGCTTCTTATGGTTTACACAATGGAACTTGCCGTATGTATTCTGGTGATGGTTATTCTTCTTCTGGTATTTCATATGATTATGTTGGTAATGACCCAAAGAACGAAGGTCTATCTTATGGTAGTGCTGGTTTTGGTTCGCACGTTGGTGGTATGCGTATGGATAGAAACCGTGTTGACCCATGCTGCGCAGAAGATATTAAAGGTCAATCTGGATGGATTGTTGGTGGCGGTTCATCTGTAACTTCTCGATTAAACTTTACATCAGAAGTAATGTACGCTGGTTGGGATTCTGGTACAGATGGTATTGGAGACGGTGCTTCTGGTGAACTAAGAGGTTGGTTCGCTTGGCCAGCAACATACAGATATGTTACATGGTCTAATTCTACATGGTCTGGTACAGGTGTTTGGGGTAACTGGAGTAGAGATGGCCAGTGTAATACTCAATCCACAAAATATGGTTGGCATTATATTGGTAATGGTTCAAACGTTACATCAGGTAAATCAAAATTCAGAGATTCAGATGGAGTTACATTAACTAACTTCAACAAGGTTCGTGCTTATGGTGAAGAGAACGTTGAAGAAGGACAAGACTGGGGTTATATTATGGGGCATTATGATGGCCAACAAAATAACCATACAATTAAACAAGATCACTCAACTGATACTGAAGTGACAATGGGTGCAACTTGCATGCCAAAAGGACACTATGGACAATCTTCAGGAGCATGTTCAACAGCCGCAGCAACTGTAACTGCTTCTGGTGTAGGGATGTAACATGTCGTTTTATAAAGCAAATGCTTTGTTACGTTCAGTACCAATCACAACGACGGTTGGTTCAAGATTATCATCTAATGGAACAACATCATCTGGTGTAGGTAATTATTTTTGGAATTATCCAGGAAATACAAATACTGGAAGCGGGACACCAGATAATTCAGCTTGGTTATATCGCTCAATTTATACACACGGTTACCTTGGTGGAGGATATAGAGGTTCAAACCCATGGCGTTCTGTTAATAAAATGTGGTTTGGTACAGAAACTACAATGTATTGCGGTGAACAGATATTTCAGGTAGCATCTTATACTAAAGGTGTTTGGTCTGATTATAATGCTTATGTTGTAGCTCATGGTAATACCGCAACATATGCTGCAACAACAACTGCAATTGGTTCTTATAGTTTATTTAATGGAACTATGAGGATGAGATCATCTGATGGTTTTTCTTCTTCTGGTATTTCTTATACTTATGTTGGTAATGACCCAAAGAACGAAGGTCTATCTTATGGTAGTGCTGGTTATGGATCTCACGTTGGTGGTATGGCCATGGATAATGCTCGTTCTGATAATGGCGGATCTAATGACATTAAAGGTCAATCTGGGTGGCTTGTTGGTGGTGGCTCAACGTCAACTAATAGATTATATTATTTAACAGAAGTTATGTATAGTGGTTGGGATTCTGGGGATTCTGGTATTAATGATGGAGCTTCTGGAGAGCTTCGTGGATATCATGCTTGGACTTCTTCTTACAAATATATAACATGGTCTACCTCTTCATGGACTAGCGGTTGGCAAAACGGTGGTGGTTGGTCACGTGGTGACTATCAATGTAAAATTATGAGTTCTAAATATGGCTGGCATTACATTGGAACTTCAAGCAATGTTACATTACCAAAAGCTAGATTTAGAGATTCTGATGGTACAACCCTTGCTACATTTAATAAAGTTAGAGCATATGGCGAAGATAACTGTATGATGGGACAAGATAATGGATATGTGATGGGTCATTTTGATAATCAACAAAACAATCATACTATTCGCCAATCATATAGTACAGATTCAGAAGTAACACTACCATCTACTGCTCAACCAAAAGGACATTATGGACAATCTTCAGGAGCATGTTCAACAGGTGCTATGACGGTATGTTCAAATAGCCCAGTAACATTCTAATAAATAGATAAAAGTTTAGGAAATGTAATGAGATACATTATAACAAAAACAGACCCTTTTAAGAAATACTTCGGTATGGGTGGAATGGATCCTGCAATGTATTGTAGAGATTTGTACACTTTATTTGATATTTCTTGTATTGAAATAGCTGAGCCATTATTAGATTCTTTGTATCCAATTCTACCAATTGGTTATGAAGAAGTAACTAAAGATGAAGCTCTATATGGAAGCACATTCTTCTCAGAGATACGAGATAAAATTAAAATTATAAATCCAGCTTCTCCAATGGCAGAAACAACTGCCATGCCAGAAACTGAAAAAATTCAGATTGATATGACTGGCGAAATGAGACAACATATTGTAACATTTATGTATCGTTTTGCTAAAGAACTTATTGAAGACGAATTTAATTATAGATTCAAAGATATATCTAAAACTAATGATATTGAAACAGCTTCTTGGCAAATTCAAAAACATGAAGCGCAAGAATGGCTTACATATCAAGGTGCTGATGGACACACAACTAGATTTTTAGATTATCTTGCACAAGAACATAATGTAGATAAAACAGAGTTGGCCAATAAAATTCTGCAAAAGGCAGAAGAATATGAAGATAGATTATCTGATATGTTGGTCGTGCAGCAGAAATTAATTAAACAATTTAAAAACGCTCAAACTGTAAAAGATATGAACGTTTTGTATGAAAAGTATTTTGGTATTATGATGCCTATTCAACAAGCGCAAGAATTAGGGCTTTCTGATGAATGGGGTAATAGAATTTTTTATAATGATAATGGTGATAAAATGTATGAGATTGTTAATCCATATATGGGACATAAATTTAATTTTTAAACTGATTTGAAGGAAACAAAATGAGTGATTTGACAACTACTGCATGTAGAGTATACGATATCGTTAAACCAGATAGTAAAGTGGTTAGCGATTTAAAATTAGATGAAAAAGAAATGAGAATTGTTGTTGGTGCTTTAAATATGAGCAGCAACCAGTCTGAATATCAAAATAAATTCTTCGTAACTGCTTCCCAATTAACACCTTATAGAATGCTAAAACAATGCATGCTTGAGATTGAATCAAGACATCATTCTTGGTATAATGTTAAAAATAAACATAAACGTAAGTTAATTGAAATTCAAATGGCAAAACGAGAACTTGAACATATTAAAGATCCTTTAGCCAAACAAATGCTTGAAATTGATATTGAAGATATGGAAAATGATTGTCGTATCTGGGAACGTAAACTACTTCAAGCTGAAGATGAGATGATGGGATTCATCAGACAAGTAAAAGAAATTGCTGGTGATGATGAAGAAATGTTAAACAAAGCATTTACATATGATGCTGAAGAAGAACGCCAATACTGGGTTACACGTATGGCAAAACAGGCTGCTATGGATATGATTTCTTATGGTCGTATCGGTACTGGTAATATGGATAGTATTGCTATGATGCCTGAAGAAGATCAAATTCTAACATTAGCAACTACACTTCAATATAATGAGAGATTAATTGGTGGGTTAAGCCAAATTAGTGCTGCTGTTAGTCAGGGATTATTAGAAAATAAAGAACATCTTCCTAAATTTGATGTACCGAAAGTTACCGATAAATTATTAGCTACTGAGTTTTTAAAAGATGTTCAGCATACCGTACAATCCAAAGTTAAACCAGAATCAGTTTAACGAATTTATACAATTCATTAAACGTCATAGAAATTTAATCTATGACGTTTATTTCACTTGTAGAATAGCACCTTTTACTCAAGATGCTATGGGTGATGTTTTCATTAACGATCCTCAAGATCTTATTGAAAATGCTTTGTATATTCAAAATGAAACTGGCATTAAAGTCTCAGCCACGTTTAATAATCTTGAAGTTAGACCAGACCAAGAAAATCTAGATCTTTGGATTGAAAACTTTAAACCATTATATGAGCGTGGTATTCGTTCATGCACATTACCACACACTCACTGGATTTTAACTGGTAAGATTCAAAAAGAGTTCCCAGAACTTCTTATCAAAAATACCATCTTAAGAAATCTTAATACTGCTGGACAGGTAGCGAAAGCTGCAGAGGCAGGATTTCATTATATCAACATTGATCGTGTATTAATGCGCGACACAGACACTCTAGAACGTATCCGTCAAGTAAAAGAAAAATATGGTGTAAGAATTGCTCTGTTAGCTAATGAGGGTTGTCTTGGTAATTGTCCAGTTATGGATGAACACTTTCAATTCAATAATACTCGTAAAGATGGACCACAGTATTTTACTGATCCAATTTCAAGAATCTCTTGTCCAAAATGGGATGTTCTTGAACCTGCTTCCTCTTTAAAATCTGCTACCCTTCCTCCTTGGAGAGAAGACTGGGAAGAAATGTTCAAGTACGTTGATGTGCTTAAAATGCACGGTAGGGAATCTGTAATTCAAATGTACTCAACAATGGATATTATTAATCGTTATGCTAACGGTGAAGAAATCCTTTTTGACGAGTTCAACGATTACATCAATGATAAAAACCTAGCTGGTAAACCTATCCAAGCATGGAGACAGTTTATCAAGAACTGTAAGTTTGATTGTTGGGATTGTAACAAATGTGATAAACTATTTGAAGCAAAGAATAAAAATCATACTTCAGAAAAGGTTATCAAAGTTGTTAAAACCCTAGCATTCCACGATAATGAAGTTAGACCAGAGATTGATATTACTGGACTTTCTTCTAGAAGAATGCAAAACCTACTGACTGAACTTGGTGGATTATCTACAAAGTATCTAGAAGTCGGTTCTTATTTGGGTGCTTCTGGAGCAGCGGTTCTACGTTCTTCAGTGGAAGAAGCAACGTTTGTGGATCACTGGAAAGATAACGTTCAACCAGCGAACGGGGAAAATCTCCCTGTTAATAACAAAGCTCAATTTATTGAGAATATCAAACGCTTTAAGAATGGTAGAGATCTAAAAGTATTTGATTGTGATATGTTATCTGTAGATAAAAGCGGTCTAAAAGATATCGACTTTTTCTTCTATGATGGTGCTCATGATTTTGAATCTACTTCTAATGCAATCAGATACTATGCTAGTTGTTTAGCAAACGAGGCTATTATTCTGGTAGATGACGCCAATTGGGATGGAGTTGTTGATGGAGCTGAAGATGGTATTGAAAGAGCTGGTTTAGAGATTTTATTTAAAAAGATATGGCTAAATAATCAAGAATCTAAAGAACAATGGTGGAATGGGTTCTTTATTGCAGTTGTGAAAAAAATAAATAAATAATAGACAACTTAGGACAAAAACAATGGCTGTCGCTACAAGAGAACAATTAAAACAATACGCACTTCGTAATCTGGGAGCACCTGTCCTAGAGATTAACGTAGACGACGCCCAGCTCGAAGATCGTCTAGATGAAGCATTAGATTACTTCAATCTCTATCATTACGAAGGTGTAGAACAGATGTATTTGAAGCATATGATTAATGCTTCACTACTTACTGTCACTTCATCTGCAGGAATTCCTGCAATTGGCACTAAATTGATTAATACGCAAGGTGGTACTTGCGAGGTTATCCGTCAATGGAATAAAGATTCAACTTCAACTGTTTGGACTGTTAAAAATGTTCAAGGCGATTGGACTGTTGTTGGGAGCGAGATCAAGGATACTACCAACCAGTCTGGTCCAGTTTTAGGTTTAGTTAGCACAATGGTTAAGGGTGAGTGGGATTTAAAATATATTACAACACCAGATTATGTTTATGGTGTTACTAAGATTTTAAACATCGGTCAAGCATCTTCTTCTAAGAATATTTTTGATTTACAGTATCAATTACGTTTAAATGACTTATATGACCTTACTTCAACATCTATTGTATATTATAAAACTGTAATGTCGCATTTAGCGATGCTCGATCTTGAGTTAAATGGACATCCTTTGTATCGTTTTAATCGCATGCAAAATCGTTTATATCTTGACGTCAACTGGGAAACTGATGTTATTGTTGGTGACTATATTTTAATTCAAGGGTATCGTGGATTAAATCCAGAAGATTATGTAAAGATTTTCAATGAACCATGGTTAAGAAAATATGTAACTGCTCTTTTTAAACGTCAATGGGCTATTAATATTAAGAAATTCTCTGGATTACAATTGCCAGGTGGTGTAACTCTTGATGGCGATAAATTATACGTTGAAGCCACTAAAGAAATTGAAGATCTAGAAGATGAATTAAGAACAAAATCTGCACCACTAGATTTCTTCTTGGGGTAAACTATGCCAAGAAATCCGTATTTCACCCAAGGTACTTCAGGTGAACAAGATTTAATTGAGAATATTATCATAGAGTCTTTGAAGATCTATGGTCAAGATTTTCTATATATTCCTCGCACTCAAATATCAACAGATAGAATATTCGGAGAAGACCGTCTATCAAAATTTGAACACGCATATCCAATTGAAATGTATTTCGATAACATTGAAAGTTTAGCAGGTCAAGGTGCAATTATTCAAAAATTTGGTCTATTAATGGATCAATCAGCAACTCTTACTGTTGCTCGTAAACGTTGGAATGATTTGATTGCAATTCATGGCACTACCCATTTACCAAATAGACCAAACGAAGGTGACTTAATTTACTATCCTTTGACAAAAGGTTTATTTGAAATTAAATTCGTTAAACATCAAGAGCCTTTCTATCAATTGGGTAAGTTGTATACATACAAACTTGATATTGAATTATTCCAATACAGTAGCGAAAAAATTGATACAGGTATTCCTGAGGTTGATGTATTCGAGAACCTTAAATCGTTTGATGTTACAGTCAATCCTAATGTACAAGATGCTACGGGATTTGCTGATAATAATGCATTCAAAACAGCAGCTTCTACTGAAAATGCTTTGTTTGATGAATCTAATCCATTTGGAGAAGTTAAGTAATGTTAAACAATAGCGTATTTTATCATGGTGTAGTTAGAAAATGTATTATCGGCTTCGGTCGTTTATTTTCTAACATCTATATTGATCGTAAACAAACAGATCCAGTTAATGGTACAACTGTTCAACGTTTGCACGTTCCACTTTCATATGCACCTAAAGAAAAGTGGTTAGCACGTTTGGATGAAGATCAAACGTTAGAGAACCACACGCTTACTTCTCTTCCACGTATCTCATTTGAAATTATTGCATATACTTACGACTCTTTGCGTAAAATGAATCGTATGCAGTATATGAAAAATGATGCTGCTTCTGCAAATGAAAATGGTGCTGCTTTAATCAGAACACCTGTACCATATAACATCGATATGTCTGTGTATATTATTACAAAAACACAAGAAGACGCTTTACAAATTCTTGAACAAATTCTTCCATGGTTTACGCCAGAATATTCTATGACGATTAATGCTGTTGATGAGATGGGTATTAAGTTGGATGTTCCAGTTGTTTTAAACTCAGTTATTGTGTCAGATGAATTTGAGGGTACTTTCCAAGAACGTCGTTTCGTTATTCACACGATTAACTTGCAGATGAAAGTTTCTCTATTTGGTCCACAAAGCGACCAAAACGTTATTGGTACTGCAAATGTTTCTGTTTCTCAACAACCGTTAGAAGCGAATGCTCCATCTACTCATTATCATGCGGTTGGGGATATTCCAACCAAAACAATTACTGACGAAAGCTGGATTGACGAACTATAAAGTAAATTATGGCTGAGATTTATAATAGTAATGCGAATTTAAAAGCTGCTGGCGTTTCTGTACAATTTACTCCTGATCAGATTCAGGAGTATATCAAGTGCGCTCAAGATCCAATATACTTTATTCAGAATTATTGTTATATCGTTACGCTTGATCACGGTCTTCAAAAGTTTGACTTATATGAATGTCAGAAAAAGAAGATTGATGTAATTCATAATAATCGTCGTGTGATTCTTATGGAAGGTCGTCAACAGGGTAAGACTACGACCTCTGCAGCATACATTCTATGGTACACTTTATTCCAAGCAAATAAAAACGTAGCGATTTTGGCTAACAAAGCTGCAGCTGCACGTGAAGTTCTTGACCGCTATCAAACGATGTATGAGAATTTACCACACTGGATGCAACAAGGTGTTACAGGTTGGAACAAAGGTGACATCGAATTAGAAAACGGTTCAAAGGTATTCACTGCTGCAACAGGAAAGTCTGGTATTCGTGGTAAGTCTGTAAACTTACTATATGTTGACGAAGCTGCAATTATTCCAAACAACGTTGCTGAAGAATTCTTCACTGCGGTTTACCCGACTATTTCTGCAGGTCAAACTACTAAGATTCTTCTTTCCTCTACTCCACTAGGTTACAATCACTTCTGGCGTTTCTGGAATGACGCTGAGAACGATCGTAATGGTTTCGTTCCATTGTTTATTCCTTATTGGGAAATCCCAGGAAGAACTAAAGAATGGGCTGAAGAACAACGTAGGATGTTGGGTGAGCTGAAGTTTAACCAAGAGGTTCTATGTAACTTCCTTGGTTCTAGTTTAACTTTAATTCGTGCTGACGTTATCGCTAAGATGACCGTTGATCAACCTATCTATCAGAAAGATGGTTTAGATTGTTACGTTAGACCTCAAAAGAATCACACTTATTGTATGACGGTTGATATTGCAGAGGGTGTTGGTGGTGACTATTCTACATTCCAAGTTGTAGATATTACTGAAGCTCCATATAGAATCGTTGCAAAATTTAGAAAAAATGACATAACTCCACTTTTATTCCCTAATATAATCCATAAGGTTGCTACGGAATATAACAAAGCCTTTGTTTTAGTTGAGATAAATATGTCTGATCAGGTTGCTCAAATTCTTCATCAAGAATTAGAGTATGAAAATATATTGATGGTTAATAGAACCGCAGGAAGCCAAGTAGTTGGTGGTGGTTTTGGTGGAGGAAAATCTTATCTAGGTGTAAGCACAGATAAGAGAGTAAAACGTGTCGGATGCCATAACTTTAAAGCGATGGTTGAAGAAGATAAACTTCTGATTACAGACCCAGATACTATTTCTGAGATCTCTACATTTATTGAAAAACGCAGCTCTTATGAAGCTGATGAAGGTTATCATGACGACTTAGTTATGCCATTGGTTCTGTTTGGCTGGCTTACTACCCAGTCTTATTTTAAAGAACTAAATAATATTAATATGCGTAAAATTATGTATGAAAAGCAGATGCAAGCTATCGAAGAAGATTTGACACCGTTTGGTTTCTACGATGACGGCAAACCCGAAGCTGATCCTTTGAATTTTTGAGTGAAAATATGTAAAAACTAAATATGTTTGTAGACAATTTTTGTCTAGGCAATCATTATAAACAAGGAGAATAACAATGCCGTTTCAACTATCTCCAGGCGTTGCAGTCGTTGAAAAAGACTTTACTTCCATCGTCCCTGCCGTAGCTACCTCTATTGGTGCGTTTGCGGGTCAGTTCGACTGGGGTCCAGTTTTGGAACCAATTACAATTAGTTCAGAAGATGATCTAGTTCGTCGTTTCGGTACACCAAATAATAGTAACTTCCAGTCTTGGTTTACTGCTGCTAACTTCCTATCATATTCAAATAATCTTCTATTAGCTCGTCAAAAGACAACTAATATGAAAAACGCAGTAGTAACACCATCTGGTGGTTTATCTTCTATTTCATTAGATAATGCTGGATATGGATATATTTCAACTCAACCAGCACCAGCAGTTGTAATCCATACAGCGGGTCTTATTAAAAGCGTTACTGTTTTAACTGGTGGTACTGGTTATACTTCTGCTCCAACTGTAACAATAAATGACACAACTGGTCATGGAGCTGCAGCAACTGCATCTATTAACAGTACTGGTCAAGTTATTGGTATTAGTATAACTAAACGTGGTTATGGATACACTAATCCTTCAATCACATTAACTGGCGCAGGATCTGGCGCAACTTTCTCTATTGTTACTGAAACAAGTATTCAAGAAGAGGGTGGTACAGCACCATCTGCATATGCAGTATTATCTGGTGGTGGTATTACTGGTATTACTTTGGGTAATAACGGTACTGGTTATACTTCTGCTCCAACTGTTTCTATTATCCCAGCAGCAGGCGACCAAGGTACTGGCGCAAGTGCAACTGCAGTATTATCTGGTGGTCCGATTCAAACTATTACTTTAACTAGCGGTGGCGCTAATTACGTTTCTCCAGTTGTTAACATTACTGGCGGTGGTGGTACAGGTGCTGTTGCTCATGCAGTAGTTTCATCTGGTGTTATTACTTCTATCGTAGTTGATGCTGGCGGATCTGGTTATATTTCTAATCCAACTGTTACAATTACTGATAGCGGTGGTGGATCTGGATATGTTATTAATACAATTACACGTGGTACATCTACAGTAACTTCTATTACAATTAATAATGCTGGTGGTGGATATCGTGCTACCCCAACTGTTACATTATCTGGTGGCACATCAGGAACTCCAGCAACTGTTGGTTCAGTTACAATTGGTCCTTCTACTTTGTTGTCAGTTCAAATCGTTGAACCAGGAACTGGTTTATTTGCAGTTCCAACAATTAGTATTGCTGCTCCTCCAGTTGGTGGAACGCAGGCTACTGCAACTTCAACAATTAATCCGCTTGGTGTTGCAATCTATAATGGTCAATTCTATTCTGCTAACTTCATTAATGGCGCAGGTGTTGTTGGTGAGTGGGCTGCTAAGTATCCAGGAAAACTAGGTAATACTTTAAAAGTTTCCATGGCTGACCGTGACACATATTCAACTTGGGTATATAAGAATGAATTCGATGCTGCTCCAGGAACTTCTGAGTCTTGCGCACGTATTGGTGGTTCTAATGATGAAATGCATATTATCGTTATTGACGAAAAAGGTTTCATCTCTGGCGTTGAAAATGCAGTTCTAGAGAAATATGCTTTCGTGTCTAAGGCTTCTGATAACAAGAAACCAGACGGCACTAATAACTATTACAAAGACGTTATTAATGGTCGCTCTGAGTGGCTATGGTGGATGGATCACACTAACCAAATTGAAGTTCCAGTAGCTGATAGTAACTGGGGTTCATTAATGGCTGGTACTGATTTCCACTCTATGACTACTTCATTGACACAATCTTTATCTGGTGGTTTTGATGACGCTGCAGCTACTGATGCTCAAACACAAGAAGCATATCAGTTGTTCTCTAACGCTGAATTATATGACGTAAGTCTAATTATGTGCGGTAAAGCAAATGCTAATATTGTTAATTATGTTATTGACAATATCGCTCTAGAACGTTTAGATTCTGTTGTGTTTGCTTCTCCAGAAGATATGGATACTGGTGAAGTTATCATTGGTGATAATTCTGAACATATCCAATCAATTATTGATTTCCGTAACGCTCTAAGCAGTAACTCTTACTCAGTTCTTGACTCTGGTTACAAATATCAATATGACCGCTACAATGACGTATATCGTTGGGTTCCATTAAACGGTGACATCGCTGGTCTATGTGCTCGTACTGATTACACTAACGACCCATGGTGGTCTCCAGGTGGTCTAAACCGTGGTCAAGTTAAGAACGTTGTTCGTTTGTCTACTAACCCAAATCAAACTAACCGTGATACCCTATATCGTAACTCTGTAAACCCAGTTGTTACTTTCCCAGGTCAAGGTACTGTTCTATTCGGTGATAAGACATTACTAAGCAAACCAAGTGCTTTCGACCGTATTAACGTTCGTCGCTTGTTTATCGTTCTTGAAAAATCAATCGCAACTGCTGCTAAGTATCAACTATTTGAATTTAACGATGCGTTCACTCGTGGTCAGTTTAAGAACCTAATTGAACCGTTCCTACGTGACGTTCAGGGTCGTCGTGGTATTACCGACTTCCTAGTTAAGTGTGATGAGTCTAACAACACTGGTGAAGTTATCGATCGTAACGAATTCGTTGCCGATATCTTCGTTAAACCAACTCGTTCGATCAACTTTATTACTCTTAACTTCGTTGCTTCTCGTTCTAGCATTGCCTTTAGCGAGATCGGTGGCTAATGAAATCTGGGGAGAGAAATCTCTCCAGTTTTGACGAATAAATAAGGTAATAACAAGGAGATTTTAAATGGCAAATATTGCTGACTTTAAAGCCCAGATGATCGGTGGTGGTGCACGTCCGAACCAATTCAGAGTTGAGTTGACTTTCCCATCATTCGTTACACTAGGTGTTATTGCTGGTCAAAGAGCACAGTTCCTATGCCGTGCTGCTTCCCTACCAGCTTCTAGTATTGAAACAATTTCGATCCCGTATCGTGGTCGTCCTGTTAACTTCGCTGGTGAGCGTTCTTTCCAGCCTTGGACAGTTTCAATCTATAACGATACAACTTTCAACATTCGTAATGCCTTAGAGCAATGGCAATCAGGTATTCAGCAGTACAATACGACTAACGGTCGTACTAATCCTACTGATTATCAAGTTGACTTGTCTGTTCACCAGTTAGACCGTAATGGTGCTACTATTAAGAGTTATAAATTTACTGATGCTTTCCCAACTAGCATTGGTGCTATTACTCTTGACTATGAACAACAAAACGCTATTGAACAGTTTGACGTTGAATTCGTTTACAACTTCTTCACTTCTAATGAAGGTGCTGGTGCTAACTTTGGTGTTAATGCAACTATCAATACCCCAATTGGTAGCTTCCCAGTTTAATTTTTAATTAGAAGGAAATTTTATAATGCAGCTTTTTGGCTTTGAAATCAAACGTGCAAAGGATGAACAGGTTCTACCGATTCCATCGGTAGTGCCTCCATCCAACCAAGACGGCTCCACCGTAGTAAATACTGGCGTAAATGCTGGTGGTTACTACGGCATGGTTGTCGATTTAGATGCATCTTTAAAAAACGAAAACGACCTTATTCGTCGTTATCGTGAGATTTCTCAATACTGTGATTGTGATGCAGCTATTGAAGATATTGTTAATGAAGCATTAATATCTGATGAATCAAAACGTTCAGTTGAGATCGTTCTTGATGAACTAAAAGTATCATCAGCTATTAAAACTAAAATTGAAACAGAATTCTATCAAATCCTTAAACTATTAAAGTTTAATGATAAAGGGCATGATATTTTCCGTCAGTGGTATGTTGACGGTCGTTTGTATTACCAAGTATTACTTGACGAGAATAACGTCAAGGATGGTATTCAAGAATTACGTTTTATTGATCCACGTAAAATTCGTAAGATCAAAAACATTAAAAAAGAAAAAACACCACAAGGTGTTGAGATTATTAAGACAATTGATGAATTCTACCTTTATAACGATAAGGGTATGTCTGAACAATCAACACAAGGTGTTAAACTACCATTAGATTCAGTTGTACATTGTCCTTCTGGTGTTATGGATGCAAACTCTGGTATGGGTTTGGGTCACTTACATAAAGCAATCAAACCAACTAACCAATTAAAGATGATTGAAGACTCTTTAGTCATCTATCGTATTTCACGTGCCCCAGAGCGTAGAATTTTCTACGTTGACGTTGGTAACTTACCGAAGCTAAAAGCTGAACAGTATGTTAACGACATTATGAACAAGTTCCGTAACAAGATTGTTTATGACGCAACTACTGGTGAAACTCGTGACGATCGTCGTCATCTTTCAATGATGGAAGATTTCTGGATGCCTCGTCGTGAAGGTGGTAAAGGTACTGAGATTTCTACACTTCCAGGTGGTCAAAACCTTGGTGCTATTGAAGATATCGAATACTTCCAGAACAAACTATATCATTCATTGAACGTTCCTGTATCTCGTATGCAGCAATCACAAGGTTTCTCTATTGGTCGTTCAAATGAAATTACTCGTGATGAAGTTAAGTTCAATAAGTTCATTGTTAGACTTCGCAAAAAGTTTGCAGTTCTATTCTTAGAATCATTGAAAGTACAATTGATCGCTAAGAATATTATGACGTATAAAGACTGGAATGAAATTAGTCAGCAAATTCGTTTTGATTTCTTAGAAGATAATCATTATGCTGAATTAAAGGATGCTGAACTATTAACTCAACGTGTTACTCTATTGCAACAAATTGATCCATATATCGGTCGTTTCTATTCTGATGATTGGGTAAAACGTAAATTATTGCGTATGACCGATGATGAAATTGATGCAATGGATAAACAGATTAAAGCTAGTTTGGAAACTAACGTTGCGTTTGCCCAAAATAAAGGTGAACAACAGTTAGCTCAACAACAGCCTACTATGGATTATCAAGCTGATCAACAAGCTCAACAAATGCAGCAAGGGCAAGCTCCACAAGCTGCTGCTAAACCAGATCAACAACAAAGAGTAGCGCAAGAAGCTGATATTCAAACTGCTGATGACCAAGCTGAAAAGAAAGTTGTTAATTTGGCAGATAAAAAACCAGTAGGTAAAAAGAAACCTACTGGCGAACAAAAAGATTCATTTGATTGGAATTAAGGAGATACTATGTCTACAACATTAGAATTAATTAACGCAATTGCATCTGGTGATGCAGCTGCAACTGAAGATGCTTTTCAAGCTGCAATGGCAGAAAAGATTGGTGCTAGATTAGACGACATGAGAAGTGATGTCGCTAAAACTATGTTTAATAAAGTTGATCAACAATCTGAAGAGCCAGCTTCTGAAGAAGAACAAGTTGAACAGTAATGCATTTTAAGCAATTCTTAGAAACAATTAAACTAAAACAAGAGGAAGATAAAACTGTTTCTCTTGTAGAGGAAGTCACAAAAGAAATATACGAAGAAATACCAAACAATAAAATTGCTGAAATTATTAAAGAATATCACGACGTTAAAGTTACTGATACATTAATCGAAACATATATTGAATTGGCTTCCTCTAATATTTTTTCTGTAGATCCTGTTATTTGTGAATTGCGTAAATATAATAAATTAGATCGCTTAATTGAAGGTAAATTAAATTATACTTTGAATGATGGTGGTGTTATTGCAATTGATGAATCTACGCAAGATTACCTAAATAAACTATTAAATAATCAAAACGAAATTGTTGAGTATATGAAAGAGTCAAAAGCGAACTTCCTTCATGTGCTTAAAAGAATCGGAGAATAACAAATGGCAATGACGCTAACTACTCTTAAAAATACAAACCAGGAAACTGTGATTCATTTCGCATCTACTGCTGCTGAGTCAGGAACTATTACTATTGCTAACTTGACTGCATCAACTCAAGCAAGAAATGCAGATACCCCTGTTGTTGATATTGTTAAATGGGCAATGACAGGAGAACTAGGTTCTCATGTAAGAGTTACAAGAAACGGAAGTTCAGTTATTTCTGCTGCTCCAGAAAATGCTCCATATATGGAAGCTAATGCATGGGGAATTCCATTAAATATTGCTAACACAAGCGATATTGTTATTAATAATAACTCAGCAAAAGATGTAACTGGAATTTTAGTATTGCGTAAACAAGCTGGTTGGTCTACTAAAGTTGAACCTGCTACATATGGTGCATATGACGACGTTACTCGTGTTGGGGCATCTACTACACTAAGCGGTTCACCAGATAAGGTATAAAACAATGAGACTAATTAAAGAGATTTTCGAATCAACTAACCTTATTGTTGAAGAACGTAAAGGTAAGAAAGAATATTTTATTGAAGGTATTTTCCTTCAATCAGAACTACAAAACCGTAATAAACGTATGTATCCTGAACATGTAATGGACAAAGAAGTTGCCCGTTACATGAAAGAAGCAGTTGAGAAAAATCGTGCTTACGGTGAACTAGGTCACCCAGATACTCCAAGCATCAACCTTGACCGTGTATCGCATATGATTACTTCACTTCGTAAAGAAGGTACTAATTATATTGGTCGAGCAAAGATTATGGAAACTCCAATGGGTAACATCGCTAGAGGTCTTCTAGATGGTGGTGCTAATCTTGGTGTTTCTAGCCGAGCACTTGGCTCTCTCAAAATGAACAATGAGGGTGTCAATATCGTTCAGGATGACTTCATGCTGTCTACCGCAGCTGATATCGTTGCTGATCCTTCTGCTCCTGATGCATATGTCCGTGGAATCATGGAAAGCAAGGAGTGGGTATTCGTGGATGGAAAATTCGTGGAACAGAATATTGAGGAAACACAGAAGTTTATTAGAAAGGCATCTAGCAAGAATTTGCAAGAAGCTAAGATTTTAGCCTTCCAAAATTTCCTGAGTAAAATTAAATAATTTATAAATAATCTTATAGAACTATCCAAGTTAGGAGAACAAACGATGTCTATCGAACAAAAAATCGCTGAACTTCTTGCTGAGTCTCGCAAGTCTCAGGAAATCCAAGAAGAAAAAGTTAAACCAGATGGCAAAGAAGGTGGAAGCAATTCTGCTAAAGAAGGTGCTGTTTCTGGTGACCAATCTGCAGTTAAAAAAGGTGACGCTGTTGAACCAAAGCATGATGGTGAAAATCCAGACAATGCTCGCAACAACGTAAAAGATGAGAAGCAAGCTGAAGAAGTTAAGGGTGGTTCTATGAATCCTCATAACGGTGACCAGTCTTCTGTCCGTAAAGGTGATGCTGTTAAAGGCATGAAAGAAGATATGGATGCACTATTCACTGGCGAAGAACTAACAGAAGAATTCAAAACAAAAGCAACTACTATTTTTGAAGCAGCCGTTATGGTTCGTGTCAATCAAGAAGTTGCTCGTATTGAAGAAGAATTTGCAGCCAAGCTAGAAGAAGCTACTGCACAACAAATTGAGGGTCTTGTTGAACAAGTTGATGGATATCTTGGCTATATTGCCGAGCAGTGGATTGCACAGAATGAATTAGCCCTTGAAAATGGCATTAAGTCCGAAATCGTTGAGAGCTTTATTGACGGCATGAAGGGTCTTTTTGAAGAACACTATATTGACGTTCCAGCTGAGAAGTATGATATTCTTGGTGAAATGAACGAAACAATTTCTTCTTTAGAAGAGAAACTAAATGCACAAGTTGCTTCTAATGTAGAACTAACTAAGCAAATTGCTGAGTCTACAAAAGCATCTATCGTTGCTGAAGCAACTGAAGGTCTATCAGATGTTGAAGTTGAAAAATTCAATGCGCTAGTTGAAGAGCTAGTATATGAATCAGCTGAGACATTCTCAACTAAAGTAAAGACTATCCGCGAAAGCTATTTCACTAAACAAACTACTGAAGTTAAATCAGTTGTAACTGATACTCCAGTAGAGACTTTGACTGAAGAGAAGAAAACAAATATCGATCCAACTATGGCTCGTTATGTTTCCGCTCTTACTAAGTAATTCACTTAAAAGGAAATTAAAATGACAACTCGTCAACAATTAATGGAAAAATGGGCACCAGTCCTTAATCACGAAGGTGCACCAAAGATCGCTGATAACTATCGTAAAGAAGTTACTGCTGTTCTTTTAGAAAACCAAGAACGTGAGATGGCAAAAGCACGTGAAGCTCTTTTTGAAGCTGCACCAGCTAACGCTGTTGGTTCTTATGGCGACACTGGCGGTTTCGCTAAGTTTGATCCAGTATTGATCAGCCTAGTACGTCGTGCAATGCCACAACTTATCGCTTATGATATCGCTGGCGTTCAGCCAATGACTCAGCCAACTGGCTTGATCTTCGCTATGAAGTCACGCTATGGCACTCAAAGTGGCTCTGAAGCTCTTTTCAACGAAGCTGATTCTGACTACTCTGGTACTGGTACTCACTCTACTACTCTTGATGGTTCTACTCTAACTAGCCAAACTAACGGTACTGGTCTAGATACTTCTGCAGCAGAACGTCTTGGTCAAGGTGGTTCTGGTGACGGTTCTTTCGGTCAAATGGCTTTCTCAATCGAGAAGACTTCTGTTACTGCTAAGACTCGTGCTTTGAAAGCTGAATACTCAATCGAATTGGCTCAAGATATGAAATCTGTTCATGGTCTTGACGCTGAAGGTGAATTGAGCAACATTCTTTCTGCTGAGATCCTAACAGAAATCAACCGTGAAGTTGTTCGTACTGTATATCGTACTGCTAAACCAGGTGCTGCAGTTGGTACTGCTACTGCTGGTACTTTCGACCTAGACGTTGATTCTAACGGTCGTTGGTCTGTTGAAAAGTTCAAAGGTCTATTGTTCCAAATCGAGCGTGAAGCTAACGCTGTTGGTCAATTGACACGTCGTGGTCGCGCAAACTTCATCATCACTTCTGCAGACGTTGCTTCTGCTCTAGCGATGGCTGGCGTTCTTGACTACACTCCTGCTCTAAACGGCAACAACAGCTTGAACGTAGATGACACTTCTACTACTTTCGCTGGTGTTCTAAATGGCAAGTACAAAGTATATGTTGATCCATATGCTGCTAACATCTCTGCTAACCAATATTTCGTTGTTGGTTACAAAGGTCAATCAGCTTTTGATGCTGGTCTTTTCTACTGCCCATACGTTCCTCTACAAATGGTTCGTGCAGTTGATCCTAACAGCTTCCAACCAAAAATTGGTTTCAAGACTCGTTACGGTCTAGTTGCTAACCCATTCGTTAACTTGGATGATGGTACTTCTGGTCAAGACAACTTGACTTCTGATGCAAACTACTACTACCGTAAAGTTAAGG